CATTCCTTTAGCTAAATTCTTTAGCAAAAAAATATTTTAAAAAAAAGTTTAGCAAATTGATTTTTGTATTAACAAAAGGTTTATCTTTGTGTAAACAAAACCAAAAACAATGGAAAAGTTAATCGAAAACGCAACACAAAAGCAAGTCATTATCGGAATGGTTATTTTATCAATTTTAATCTGCTTTGCAGACAACCTTTTAAACTAAACTATATGAAAAAGAAAACAGGATTAAATCATTTGCTTGAAACATATCCAAGCATTAAACTAATTGTTAGTGAACCATTCCTTCAATCACTTTTAGATCTGGAGCAATATCAAATTAGAAGTGCGTACACAGATGGCAGAATGGACCAACTTACAGAAAAAAATAAAGTAAGTTTAGATTATTATAACGAAAACTTTGAAATATGAAAGTATCAACTTGCTGCCAAGCAGAAGCAGAAAACGAAGATTACGAAATATGTCCAGAATGTAAAGAGTATTGCGACTTTGAAGATTATGATTCAGATGATGATGAAATTTATAACAACTTTAACCACGAAGGAGGAATCAAGTATGAAAAAAATAAATAGTCAAGAACAATTTAAAAGATGTCCAAATATTTTTTCATTTACATTTTGTTATTGTAAAGAAAATGATTGTCAAATTAGAAAAGAACTAAACAATATGAAAACTACACACAAAATCAGCGAGTACATTAATCGTAATGCAGAACGCAAAAACGCACATTGGAAAATTACAGGAGAATCAAAGATGTTTATGCACGATGGTATGTGGTATGATGAATCTGACTACAACAAGATATTGAGCCTGTATGAATATGTTAAGTTTAACGATAAAGGAGAAAACCAAGATAAAACCAGAATAAAATGATTTACGCAATACAAACAGAAAAAGCCTGTCTTGTTCAAAAGAAAGACATTTATGGAAATATAAAGCTAATAAGCAAACCTATAACGATGTATGTTGGAGTAGTCAGTCCTTATGCAGACCCAATTATAATGTTTACTCGGTTAGCATCTGAAACAATCTTGCACACAGAAGATGACATACTTATGGTAACTGAAATCCTGCACAAAAAAGGAATCAAACATAAGGTCAAACAAGTTCAAAAAGAAAACAATAATTTTCGCACTATTTCTAAATTTTAATTTATATTTGCTAAAACCTACAACTATGGAGTTATCTACACAATTTGCATTTTTATTAGGAAGATATGAAGCCTTGATTGAATATGCCATTGAAGGACTTAAAGGAAATACTGAATTAAAAGGTGCAGACCTTGCTAATTATTTAGAAAAAAGAATTAAGGAATCAAAAGAAGAAATCAATTTTAACAAATATGGAAATCGGAACAATTCTCAAACAAACAAGGAAGGCAGCGAATCTAACACAGAAGCAGTTGCAGGATAAGAGCAAGGTTAGCTTTGTAACTATCAACAGAATCGAAGGCGGTGCAAACGCAAGGCTATCGGTAGTTAACAAATTGTTTAACGCAATGGGTAAGCAATTGAATATTAATATCACAGACCAAACGGAAACAAATGTCTTGGGATAAATTAAATGTCTTTCAATATCAGCAATTATTTCCTGCTATGAAAATAGAGGATGTAACTGACCAGAATACTCGTTTAATAGCCATAATTAACGGATGGACAGAGAATCAAGTGGATTCCCTATCTGTTTCAGAATATGCCAAAGAAAAGGCTAAATTAGGCTTCCTAAACGAAGATATCGGAGGTCAGCCTGTCAAGTACATAAAAGTAAATGGCAAAAGGTACAAATGCGTTTACGATGTCAGGAAGCTGCCTTCTGGAAGGTATATTGAATCAAAGGTCTTTAGTCAGGATTTTGTAGGCAATCTGCATAAGTTGGCTGCATCTATGGTAATTCCTATGAAACGGACAATATTCGGTTGGAAGGTTGATAAATACGATGCGAGTAAGCACGAGGAGTATGCAGATGATATGCTTGAAGCAAAATTCATTGATGTTTACAATTCGGTTGTTTTTTTTTATCAAGTCTACAGAAACTGGATGGAAGTTTCAAAGGACTTTTTGATAGCCAAGATGATGGAAGCGAAAATGAGCCATTCGGAAGCCGAAAAGGAGGTTCAAAGTTTATTGAATATTTTGGATGGCAGTATTGCACCAAGATTGTTGCCGACTTCCACTCTATACGATATAACGAAGGATTTGAACTTCCAATTATAGAATATTTAAATACTCTGTCTTATATCAAAGCAGAGAGAGATTACAAAAAATAAAAGCAAGTGTCTTTTATTTCCCTGTCCTAAACGGATGGGGTTTTTTTTGTCAGTTACTTTCGGATATTTTGGACATTTATAGGTAATGAATAGGGCAGAAGCACAGGCAAAAATAGCAGCCGATTTCAATAAGGCATTACAGGGAGATTACAATATACTTGACCCTAACGCACTTCCATTGCTTGAAAGGATATTAATAGAAATAGGATTAGAGTTCACGCAAAAAGCTAAAAAAAACTTAACTAAAGCTAAGGCAATATCATCTGGTGAACTTTATGATTTGTCATTACCAATAGTTTATGCAAATAATTTAGGCGGTTATACTTTGGAAGTAGGTTATCCTATTGGAAGTAAGCAGGATAAATACTATGATTTTGTAAATAAGGGTGTTAAGGGAACTAAAAACAACAGAAGAAATAGTGGCACTCCTTATGCTTTTAGAATGGGCAAGAAAAGTGTTCCTGTAAAACCTATTCAGGATTGGCTTAAATTAAATCAGTCAAAAATTACTTCTGTAGGCAAATACAGGAAGTTGGGTAGTGAGAAAAAGGCTATTGATGGCGGTAAGGGATTGGCTTTTGCTATTGCAAGAGGGATTCATAGAAACGGATTGAGGGCAACAAGATACTTTGACGATGCATTAAAGGTATTTAATAGCAGGGATTTTCAAGAGGCTTTATCGGTAGCTTTAGAAGCAGAAGTAGTTATACAAATAAATAGAGTACAAAAAGAAAAATAAATGGCAATCACAATTTTAGACACACCTGCGACTTATTCATCTATGCATACTGATCTATGGTTTGTGTCGGATTCAACCAATAGCGGAACGACTAACTTTAAGTTCGTTTACGATGTAAAGGTTAACAATAGTTTAGTAGCAAGGTCAAAAGTATTCCCAGATGTAAGCGGTAACTACGGAGTATTTAATGCAGCACCTGTTGTTAGGGCATACACATCTAATTATTTTGAGCCTTCAGGCAGTTCAATCCTTGTTGCATCAAATAACAAGATGAGGGTTGATTATGTGCTTGAAGTAAGGGAAGAGGTTAGCGGAAGCATTGCGGTGTTGCCTGATGCAAGTGGCTCATATTATGCATACAATTTTTATCCGCCACTATTCGCTGATATTATTGACATAGGTAATGAGTTGCCATTGGTATTGGATGATTATTACGAGAATCTATTGATTGAAAACTATTCTGATAACTGGTTGACTGATAGGGATTTTGATAAGATAGAAATGGAGTTCGGAGACCAATGTTTTATAAGTTATTTTAGAAAGACAACAGGTGGAACATATACGGCAACTGTAGATGTAGTAAATGAAGCAGGAACTGTATTATCAACTTATACTGGTGCTTTAACATTGTCAGGCGAGTTTAATTTATTTAGTTTACAAGCAGCTGCAATAAATGATTTTGCAGGAAGCACTTTGATTAATGAGAATACTTATGGTTATCATTTGTACATAAATTATTCAGCAGGTGCATCATCATTTGTTTCTAAAAAGGTTAAGGTTAAACAAGTATGTTATCCTAAATATAGGCAATACAATATTCACTTCCTAAATAGGCAAGGTGGATGGGATACAATGAAGTTTGCTTTAGTTAATAAGAGAAGAACTGACTTTACAAGGTCATCATATCGCAGAAACGAATGGCAGCTATCAGGAAGCCAAATGTCCAATGTAGATGCTTATAATCGTTATAATGAAACAACATTAAACTATTCGATACAGCATAAAGACACAATACACCTTATATCTGATTGGGTTAGTGAGAACGATTACGAATGGTTGGCTCAATTAGTAGGATCAAGCATTTGTTACATTGAGGTATTGTCAGGTTATTTCCCTTGCGTAATTACATCAAGCACATACGATTACAAATTAGCATCAAGCGATAAGCTATTTAACTTTGAGATAGATGTTGAGGTTGGTAAATATGTAAATAGTCAATATAGATGATAAGTACAGAAATATACATTGAGAATTATCAGGTTGATTTAACGCAAGATATTTCAACCGATTTTACTTATACAATAGATGACATAAAAGATTTTGGTGCAAAGAATACATCATTTAGCAAGACTATAAGCCTTCCAGGTACTGCAAATAACAACAAAGTATTTGGATTTGTTTTTGATTTAGGAAATGCTAATGTAACTAATGATTCAAGTCCAAATGTTAACAGAAACTTTAATGCTTCAAAGGTTGCTAATTGCAGAATCCTTATTGATAAAATACAAATATTCAAAGGTGTTTTAAGGCTATTAGAGATAGTTAATCAATCAGGAACGATAGAATACCAATGCTCTGTTTATGGAGATTTAGGAGGCTTTATTTCGCAATTAGGAAATAGCAGATTAGAAGATTTAGATTTTAGCGATTATGATGAGGATTGGACATTTAGTAATATCACATCATCTTGGGATACAGTTAGCGGTTATGGTGTTTACTATCCTTTAATAGATACGGGAGGGGTAAGTACTAATAAAGTTGACTTTCAATACAAGGCTTTTAAACCTGCTTTGTATGTAAAAGAATATTTAGAAAAAATAATAGCAGGAACTAACTATACTTGGGATTTTGCTTTATTGGAAACAGATTTGATGAAAAGATTAATAATTCCTTGCAATCAAAGAATATTAACTAAACTAACAAATACTGCATTTAGAGGAGACCCTACACCTGCAACATATAACAATCCTACATATATAAATATCACACCAATAACACTTGGTAGTTTTACTTCATCTGGTAATACTGTATTTACATACAATAGTGCTACCGCAATAACAACTGATATTGATTGCAGAATATTTGGTATAATAAATAGTGTAATTAGTGGAACAACTGCAACATTAACACTATATAAAAATGCTGCTATATTAAAACAACAAACAGTTGGAGTACCTGTAACACCGATTCCGTTTAATGTTGATTTAAGTGTTACTGGAATAACATTTAATTTAAACGATAATTTATATGTAACAATAACATCAAATGTTACACAACTACAACAATTAGGCGGTAATTTAGAATTGACTAAAACAACTGCATCAAATGAGCCAATTAATTTAGGAGAGCAAATATCTATCAATGATGCTATCCCAAGAGGAGTGTTTCAAAGGGATTTTTTCATAAGCATTTGTAAGATGTTTAACCTTTATGTTTATGATGACCAATTTGATGAAAATAAACTTCATATAAAGCCATATATTGATTTTTACGATGGTAGTGTACAAGATTGGACAAATAAAGTAGATAGGTCGAAGGCTTGGTCTATTAAGCCAATGAGTGAAATAAATAGTAGGTATTATCAGTTCAAATATAAGTCTGATAATGACTACTACAATGAGAACTATCGTAAAAGATACAATGAAGGATATGGAGATAGGATATACGATACAGAGTTTGATTTTGTAAATAATACAAGCAGCACAGAATTAATTTTTGCTGCAAGTGTTTTATACCAAGCAACAGAAACAGATAAAATTTATCCAGCCATTTATAAAAAATCTAATGAAAATGCAGCAGAGGATTCTATTGATTTTGTTATTAGAATTATGCAGGCTCAAAAAATTACAGGAAGAGCAAACTGGAAAATAGAAAATGGGAATACGAATCTTGGCACATTAACTGCTTATGGTTATGCAGGACATCTGTATTTTAACTCAAGTTTTGTTCCTATCAATGATATCAATTTTGGTGCAGTTTATGAAGTATTTTTTAGCACTACATCATATCCTGCAACTAACTTATTCAGTGCTTATTACAGCGACTATATGTCTGAAATAACGGACAAGGACAGTAAGCTATTAACTTGTCAAGCACTCCTTAATAGTTTGGATATTTTGCAGCTTGATTTTAGTAAAATGGTTTGGATAGATGGTGTGCTATTCAGAATAAACAAAGTGCTAAATTATAACCCTATGAACTACACAACTACTAAAGTGGAATTACTTAAAGTGATACAAAAAACATTCTAAATGGCAGATTTAAATTTTCAGATAAATGTACAAGGTAACGCAGGTGAGGCGGTTGGTTCACTTAAAAAACAATTAAGAGAAGCACAAGCAGAAGTTGGTGTATTAAGTGATAAGTTTGGAGCTACTTCTAAACAAGCTATTGAAGCAGCAAAAAGAGCATCAGAGTTAAAAGATAGAATAGGTGATGCTAAGGCATTAACAGATGCTTTTAATCCAGATGCTAAATTCAAAGCATTAACATCTTCACTTGCAGGAGTTGCAGGTGGATTTGCTGCGGTACAAGGTGCAATAGGATTATTTGGCGCTGAAAGCAAGAATGTAGAAAAGGCTTTATTGAAAGTCCAGTCAGCAATGGCATTATCGCAGGGTCTACAATCTATTGGGGAATCAGTTGATTCATTTAAACAACTCAAAGCAGTTGTCATTGATGTTGGAAGTAAAGCATTTGGCTCATTAAGAGCAGCGATAATATCAACAGGAATTGGTGCGTTGGTTATTGGTTTAGGTTTACTAATAGCAAACTTTGATAAAGTAAAAAAAGCAGTTTTAAACTTTATTCCAGGTCTTGCTCAAGTTGGTGAATTTTTTGGAAAGCTAGTAGATACAGTTACTGACTTTATCGGTGTTACAAGTGAAGCTGAAAGGCAACTTGAAAAAATGCAGAAAACAACATTGAGGGGTAATGAGGCAATACAATCAAGGATAAAAGTATTACAGGCTCAAGGTGGTAAGGAAAAAGAGATTTATGCAGAAAGTCAAAAACTTATTGAAAACGATTTAAATGTTTTAAGAAAAACACTAGCTGTAAAAGGTGAACTTACTGAAGAAGAGCAAAAAACATTTAGAGAATTAACTACAGAAAGAGAAATCCTAAGAATAAACGAAACCAAAAGGATTCAACAAGAAAATGCTAAACAAGCAGAAGAAGCAAGAAAAAGAATAGAAGAAGCTAAAAAGAAAGAAGAAGAATATCAAAGATGGAGTAAGGATGCAAGAGATAAAAGAAAGCAAGATTTAGCAAAAATACAAGAAGATTTAGATAAAGAAGAACAAGACAGAAAAGAACAACAGGAAAAAGCTGATGAAGATTTTTTAGAAAGATTGGGTAAAAGAGGAGAAATATCTTTAGATATTGCTACTAAAACTGCGGATGCAACATTTGAAATAAACAAACAACAGTTACTTAATGAAAGAGCCATTATAGATGCAAGGATAGCAGCACAGAATGAATTTGCTTTTGCTGTTGCATCAATATTTGGCAATCTATCAAATGTATTTGCTCAAGGTACGGCAGCATCTAAAGCAGCAGGATTAGCTGAAGTTGCAATTCAGACAGGTGTTGGTTTTGCAAACGGTTTAAGGATTGCTCAAGAATCAGCTAAAGGTACTGGTCCTGCAGCAGCATTTGCATTCCCTATATTTTACGCAACACAAATTGCAGCGGTATTAGCAGCAGTTGGTAAAGCTAAAAGCATATTATCAACAGTTAAGGGAGGAGGTACTACATCAAATGTAACTGCACCATCTTTTGGAACTGCTCCAGTTGCACCACAGTTACCACAAACTGCAACAACAAACATATCAGCACAAAGTATTAATGCTTTAGGAAATCAGGCAATTAAAGCATACGTTGTTGAAACGGATGTAACATCTAATCAGCAAAGAATCAAGGCAATACAACAAAGAGCAAGATTTGATTGATAATTAATAAAATTTTAAACATTTATAGATATGGAATTACCTATTTACGAATTAATGATAAATGAAGATGTACAAGATGATGCAGAAGTTTCATTCATTGCTTTGGTTGATAGACCAGCAATACAAAAAAATTGGAATGCGTTTAAAGAAAACATTAAATTTCAGATTGTTTCTGAAGATAAGCAAATTATTTCTGGACCTGTTATGCTGGCTGATTCTCCTATCTATCGTAATGATAGTGTTAATGGTGAGTACTATGTGGTCTTTAGTAAAGATACTATCTTCAAAATTGCTCAAAAGTTTTTCAAAAAAGGATACCAAGCAAATGTAAACTTGATGCACGATTCAGAGCAGAAGGTAAGCGGAGTAACTATGTTTGAATCTTTTATTTCTGATAAAGATAGGGGAATACTACCGATGAAAGGTTTTGAAGATGCACCAGATGGAAGTTGGTTTGGTAGCTTTAAAGTAGAAGATGATTCAGTTTGGCAGATGATTAAAGAAGGCAAAGTTAAAGGCTTTTCAGTAGAGGGAATATTTGAATATTCTAAAGCCAAAACAAAAGAAGCACAATTATTGGATAGCATTAAAGAAATCTTGCAATCCGTTAAGTGATAAACATTAATTAATATAAACATTTAAGATTATGAACGCAAAAGACGCAATTCTAAAAATCAGAGCATTATTTGAAGATATGCCTGTTGTTGAAGAAGTAAAGGAAGAAGTCAAAGAAACTAAGGTTGAAATGGCTGAATATTCTTTGGAAGATGGTACTAAAGTTATGATTTCTGAACTTGCAATCGGTGGAGTGGTAACACTTGAAGATGGCAATTTCGCACCAATGGGTGAGCATAAACTTGCTGATGGAAATATTATTGAAGTTGATGATAAAGGTGTTATTGTAGAAATATCTATGCCTGATGATGTTGTTGTTGAAGAAGGTCCAGAAGTAGAAGAAGAATTGAAAAAGAAAGAAGATAAAATGGCTGAAATTGAAGCTGATTTGAGAAGTCAAATTGATTCACTTAAAGCTATTAACGATGAATTGAATGCAAAGATTCAAGACATTGAGAATAAAAATAAAGAAGGGTTTAGGTTAGTGGTTGAAATGATGGAAGCAATTAGCAAAGTTCCATCTGCTGATCCAATCGAAGCACCTAAATCTTTTAAGTTCGAGCAAACAAATGATATTAAAGCTGAAAGGCTTAATAGATACAGACAAGCAATTTTAAACAATAAAAATTAAATAAAATGGCATTTAGCGTAGGCACTCTCGCAGATTACACTAAAGAGAACGAAGCATTGCTCGTTACATCTTCAGTACTTGGTGCAAAAACTGCACAATTGATTAAGTCTCAAGGTAATGTTATGGTTGGAGTTAAATCTTCTGAAACCATCAACATTATGGACACAGACGCATTCTTTCAAGCAGGTGGAACTTGCGGATTCAATGCAAGTGGTACAACTTCTTTCACTCAAAGACCAGTTGTAGTAGGTAAAATTAAAGTTAACGAAGCACTTTGTCCAAAGTCTTTGGAAGCTAAATATCTTCAGAAGGCATTGCCAACAGGAAGTATGTATGATTCAGTTCCTTTTGAGCAAGAATATGCTGATAAAAAAGCTAAAGTTATAGCTGCACAACTTGAGACTGCTATATGGCAGGGTGATTTGGGTAGTGCAAATGGTAACTTGAATAAGTTCAAAGGATTCATTAGGCAATCTCTTGAGGCTTCTGCTTCAATCATTGCTGCTAACGCATCAACTTACATCTCTGGTGGTCCAGTTGCTTCAATCACTTCTGCAAACGTTATCGCAGTATTTGATGCAGTTTACTTGGCTATCCCTGCTAAAGTTGTAGCTGCTGATGATATGACTATCTTCTGCGGTCAAGACCTTTTCAGAACATACACAGTTGCTCTTAAGAATGCAAATTCTTTGAACTACTCTTTGGATGTTAAAGCTGATAGCGAGTTCATCCTTCCTGGTACTACAATCAAAGTTGTAGCGGTTGCAGGTTTGAATGGTACAAATAAAATCTACGCTTCTCGTTTGAGCAATATGTTCATCGGAACAGACTTGTTGAACGAAGAAGAAAGATTCGAAATCTTCTATGCAAAAGAAGCTGATGAAGTTCGTTTCGTATCTGAATTTAAGATGGGTGTGAACTTTGCATTCCCAGATGAGTGGGTTGAATTTAAACTCTAATTAATAGGGGAGGTAAAACTCCCCTTTTTATAACTTTATAAATTAAAAAATATGTCTTGTGCTTTAACACAAAATTATACCCTTGATTGTAAGGATAGCTTGGGCGGTTTGACAGAAGTCTATTTTATAGAAGCTGCAAACATTTCAAGTTATACTGAAGCAAGTGGTGTAATTACTGCCTTAACAAAGGCAACAGGAAAGAAGTTCTACAAATATGAACTTGTAAAAGGCACATCATCTTTTGTTGAAAATGTTAACGCATCTGTTGAAAATGGAACTATTTTCTATCAGCAAGAATTAACATTGATTCTTAACAAACTTCAAGTAAACACCAGAAACGAAATTTTGCTTCTTGCAAAGAATTTGTTGGATGTTGTTGTAAAAGACAATAACGGAAACTACTGGTATCTTGGTTTGACAAGAGGTATGGATGTTACCGCAGGTTCAGGACAATCAGGTGCTGCAGAAGGCGATAGGAGTGGTTACACTTTGACATTCACAGGTAAAGAACCTGCAATGGCTCACGGAGTAGCTTCAAACGTTGCTTCTGCTTTGACTACCGCAGGTTAACCTTGAATAATATATACAGAATAAGCCTTACCTTAATTGGTAGGGCTTTTTTGTTAAATATCCTTAATGCCGACATTTATAGTTGATGATTCAGCTAACTAAAGGGGCAACCCAATTTATGTACTTAACCCTTACGGAGAAGGAATTGTTAACCAATCCGAATTATCTATTTATCTTTACAAATAGAAGTTCTAACGTAGAGGTTAAGTTTGTTTTATTGAATGCTGCGGATGTTAGCTTATTTAAAGATAGATATAATAAGTTTAGTTTAGTTACTAATACTTATTTTGGTTCATCATTGATTGGTCAGTATGACTATCAAGTTTATGAGCAGGTTAGTACGACAAATACTAACCCAAGTGGATTGAATATGTTAGAAAGTGGAATAATGATGCTGAATGAAGCGGATAATGTTTATACAAGCTATCAAACGACAGATACTTATAAAATAAGACAATGAGTTTTCAAATAATACAATTTGCAGAAGCAAAGCAGCCTGAATACAAAGAGAAAAAAGGCGAAGGCTATATTCAATATGGCGATAGGAATGACTATCCGCAATACCTTATTGATTTATTTAACAAATCTGCTAAACATAATGCTATTGTAAAAAGCAAGGTGCATTATATTAGTGGTAATGGTTGGACAGGTAGCGAAGCGAGTGAGCCATTTATTGAGCAAGTAAATAGAACAGAAACTTTAAATGATTTAACACGGAAAGTTTCTTTAGACATTGAATTATTTGGTGGTGCTTTTTTAGAGATTATTTGGTCAGTTACAGGCAAAGTTGCTGAAATATGGCATTGCGATTATTCTAAATTTAGGACTAATAAAGATAATACGCAGTTTTGGTATAAAGAAGATTGGAAGGATAGGAATGAGCAGTATGTTGTTTATCCTGCGTTTAATCCTAAAAACCCAACAGGTAAACAGATTTATTACATAAAGGAATACAGACCAAATACAGGTGCATATTCGCTACCTGGTTACTTTGGTGCGTTGAATTATATAGAATCGGATATTGAGGTTAGTAAGCACGTTTTGGGAAATGCGAAAACAGGGTTTTCTGCAAGTAAACTTATTACTTTACCAAATGGTGAGCCAAGTCCAGATGAGCAAAGGGTTGTGCATAATAAATTTAAAAATACATATACAGGTGCAGATGGCATCAAGTATATGTTGGCTTTTGTTAATGATGCATCAAGGAAGCCTATTGTAGATGATTTAGGGCAGTCAGATTTGACTAAAGAAGATTTTGGTAGGGTAGATACATTAATTCAAACAAACATCTTTAGTGGACATCAAATCACTACACCGAGCATATTTGGTATTGCAGAAGCAGGTAAGTTGGGAAGCAGAACAGAGATGAGGGATGGTTATGAGATATTTAAAAATACCTATGTTAACGCAAAGCAGATAGAATTAGAATCTGTTTTCAATATGTTGGCAGGTTATGCAGGATATCCAGAAGATTTGAAAATAATTCCTTGTGAGCCTGTTGGATTAGAATTATCAGAGCAGACTTTATTACAAATAGCACCAAAAGAATGGCTACTTGAAAAAGCAGGTATTGACATTAGTAAATACGAACAACCACAAGTTCCTGTTCAACAAAATTTTGCAGAAGATTTTAGTTGTTTATACGAGTTTGGAGAAGATAAGCAAAACTTTATGATTTGGAAGCAAAGGTCTGTTTTTGAATCAGCAAACTTTGCAGATGTAACACAATTACAAGCCAATGTTTTGGATTTGATTAGTAAGGATAAAAGAATCACACCAGAGGTCATTGCAGACACATTGGGCGAGGAAATCGGAGTGATTAAGAGAGTGATATCAAATCTTACAGATAAGGGATTTTTGAACATTAAAGAGGTTACTATTGGAGAAGGCATAGATTCAAATATTGAAATACAAAGAACACTAACAAGTCCTTTGGGAGATATTCTTGAAAAAATAAAGCCAATAACAAGGGAATTACTTATTAGATATTCTTATGAGTGGAAGCCTGGTTTTAGCGATAAAGATAAACCAACTTCAAGACCTTTTTGTGTAGAAATGATGAATGCTAATAAGCTATATTCAAGGTCTGAAATAGAACAATTAAGTGCAAGGTTAGGATATTCTGTGTGGGATAGGAAAGGTGGATGGTACACAAAGCCAGGTACTAACATACATTTGGAATCTTGCAGACACGAATGGAGAAGTAACATTGTAACAAGAAAATAAGATGAGTTTAAACATACTATTCATATCAGTAGATACGATAAAAGACAGAAGCGGTTTACATCTTAATGTAGATGAAAAACTCGTTAAAGGAGAGATTAAAGCAGTACAAGATATGTATATTCTACCTGCTTTGGGAAGTGCTCTTTACGATAGGCTACAAGCAGGAATTACCGCAAACAATCTAACACAATTAGAGGTTACATTATTAAATGATTACATTGTAGATACTTTAGTGAACTTTACTTTAGCTGAATTACCACAGGGTTTGAGTTTTCAGTTTTATAACAAAGGATTGTTGCGTAAAGGTGGAGAGAATTTTGAGAATCCTTCTATGCAAGATATGATTGATATTGCCAATCGTTACAGAGCAAGAGCAGAATTTTACAAACAAAGATTGATAAAATACTTAAGACAAAACATCGTAGATTTTCCGCTATATTCAAACTACGGAAGTGGTATAGATGCCATAAAGCCTGAAAGAGATGCTTATAATAGCACTATCTGGTTAGGCGATACAGGATGTTGTGGAGATTTTAAAAGCTACGAAGAGAAATATCAAGGCAATAACCCAACCTGTTGTTAATGAGTAAAGAAGCAAACATTAAGAATCAACAAAAGTTAAAAGTATATTTAAGCAAAAAAAATGACACTAAACCAGATACAAAAAAAGATAAACGACTACGGATTAAATCATCCGCAAATTAATTTCGTTTATTTTGGAGAAGTGTATAATCGTTTAAGCAATGGAGATGTTACTTATCCTGCTATGTTTTTTGGACTTGAGTCAGCATCTATGTTGGCTAAACAGATTCAATATACATTTAGCCTTTATTTTATGGACAGACAACTTCAAGAAACTGAAGGATTGGAAGTATTATCAGATATGACTTTAGTTGCTCAAGACATTGTTGCTGAATTAAGGAATAATGCTAATGAGTGGATTGTTGGAGATAATATTGCTATGACTTATTTTGTTGAGGAAGACCCAGATTATCTTGCAGGGGTAAGATTGGATGTAACATTTACTCTGCCATCTATTAATAACCGCTGTCAAATACCTACATAATGTATTCAAAAAAGATTAATCAGTTAGCGACTAATTTGAATCCGCAAAATACGGATTTAATACCTATTGGAGACCCTACAACTGGTCAGTTAAAAACAATAACTTACAATCAATTAGTTCAAAGTGCAGGTGTACCAACTTCAAGAACATTAACTATTAATGGCACTACTTATGATTTGAGTGCTAATAGAACTTGGACAGTAGGTACAGTTACATCGGTTGGTCTTTCAATGCCTTCTGCTTTCACAGTTAGTAACACACCAGTAACAGGTAGTGGAACTTTAACAGTAACGGCAGCAGGTACGGCAAGTCAATATGTAAGAGGAGATGGACAATTAGCTGACTTTCCACAAGGTGGTGGCGGTGGAGGTGCTTCTGTAAACTATTATTTGAATGGTTCTGTAAGTCAAGGCACTTTTGGTGGAAGCACTTATTATGAAATGAATAAAAGTCCAGTAATAGGTAGTGGAACAAACTTTACCATTAATGCAGATGGATATATTGCATCTTTTCTTACAGATGCTAATGACCCAAATCTTTTATTGATACCTGGTGGTAACTGGAACTTTGAATTAAAGTTTTCAGCATCTTCAGGTGGTGGAACACCATCATTTTATTTAGAATTATATAAATATGATGGTTCAACATTTACACTTATTTCTTCAAGTTCTACTTCTCCTGAAATTATTACAGGTGGCACTTCAATAGATACTTATTACACTACTACTGCAGTTCCTGAAACTGTTTTATCAGCAACAGATAGACTTGCAATTAGGATATATGTAACACACCAAAGTAAAACAATAACTTTTTATACAGAAGATAATAAGTTAGCACAAGTTATTACAACATTTACAACAGGTCTTAATGCACTTAATGGACTTACAAAACAAGTTCAATATTTCGCAACAGGAACAAGTGGAACTGATTTTAATATTAGTTCTTCTAACGATACACATACCTTTAATTTTCCTACTGCTTCTGCTACAAATAGAGGACTATTATCAACTACCGATTGGAGTACATTTAATAGTAAAGAAAATGTTTTAACTTTTTCATCTCCATTATCAAGAAGCACTAATACTATTTCAATACCAGCTGCAACATCAAGTGTAAATGGTTATTTAACTTCAACTGATTGGAGTACTTTCAATTCAAAGCAAGATGCAATTACTTTAACCACTACTGGTACAAGCGGAGCAGCTACTTTAGTTGGAAGCACATTAAATATTCCTAACTATGGTTCATCATTAAGTGGATATGTTCCATATACAGGTGCTACAAATGATGTTGATTTAGGCAGTAGAAAACTAACATCTTTTAGAGTAACAATAGATGAATTAACATCAGGAGGTAATTTAAGATTTAAACAATATAGTCAAACAACTTCAGGAGAAAGTGGATATACTACAATTTCAGCATTAAGTCAGAATTATTTAAATTTTAATTTTTCTCAATTATCTGGATTCGAGAAATCATTTACTTTTGATACATCTTCATTATCAACAGGTGTTACAAGATATCTTACTATTCCTAACGCAAGTGGAACTTTAGCTTTAACAAGTGATATTCCTGCTTCTTTAACTTTAACCACTACTGGTACAAGTGGAGCAGCTACTTTAGTAGGTTCAACATTAAATATTCCACAATATCAAGCAGCATTAACTAATCCAGTAACAGGAACAGGCACTACAAATGAAATTGCATACTGGACAAGTTCATCTGCTATTGGCAGTTTGACTACTGCAACTTATCCATCATTAACAGAATTAAGTTATGTTAAAGGTGTTACAAGTTCTATTCAGACACAATTAAACGGCAAGCAGGGAACTCTTACTTTGACTACCACAGGAACAAGCGGTGCTGCAACATTAGTTGGCGATACTCTTAATATTCCACAATATAGTGGTGGTGGTAGTATGGCTATTGGTGGCACAGTTACAAGTGGTACAACAGGTAGCATATTATTTATAGATCCTACAGCTACATTAGCTCAAGACAATGCTAACCTATTTTGGGATAATACTAATAATAGGTTAGGAATTGGTACAGCATCACCTTCAGGAGGATTACATTTAAATTATGATACAAGTACATCATCAGATGCATTTTTATTAACAAGAAGCACTGTAACTTATGCAAATGCTCATCTTAGAATAATAAATGGAACAGGAAATGCAGGTGAATTTGTTCCATATTTCATTGCATCAAGTAATTTTTTAAGTGGAGGAACATCACCTGTTGCCAATTATACAATAGGTCTAGGATTTATTGGAGCTATCACAAATTCTACAACAGATGATAGAGGAATTGTATTTAATGCAAGAACAAAAACACCATCAGCATTAACACAAGGTTGGATAGTTAATTTTAGTAATTATACTACCGACTATATGAGAATATCATATCAAGGTAATATGGTATTACAAAATGGAGGCACATTTACAGATGCAGGATACAGGCTTGATGTAAATGGTACAGGAAGATTTAGTGATAATTTGCTTGTAAGTAAAAATCAAAATAATTCAACAGGTATAACAATTTCAAATACAACAAGTGGAACGATAAGTCAAGCAGCAGTTACAGTTACATCTGATAGTTCATCAGGTAGTGCATCTTTTGCTAAATATTCTAGTACAAGAACGGCATATAAAATACTTAATTCAAATGATGCTTACCTTTATAATGGTACAACTGCGGGTGATTTATCAATTCTTAATGATTTTACTACAGGTAAAATAAAATTTGCAGCAGGTGGTTCATCAACTGCTCAAGTTACAATAGGAACAACAGGACTTACAACATTTGCTACAGGTGTAGATTATAAGAGACTTAATCCTACTACAACTACAACTGCATCAACTGCAACATTGACTCCTGATATTAGTGCAGGAGACCAATTTACAATTACTGCACAGGCAGCAGCTTTATCAGTTGCTAATCCAACAGGAACTCCTGTTAATGGTCAGAAGATGATGATTAGGATTAAGGACAATGGTACTGCAAGAGCAATCACTTGGAGTGGAACACAATATCGTGCTTCATCTGACTTAGCCCTACCAACAACAACTGTTATTAATAAGACAATGTATCTTGGATTTATCTGGAATAGCACAGATAGTAAATGGGATTTATTAGCATTATTAAATAACTTCTAATATGCCATCACAAGCTTTTACAACATCAGGAACTTTTACTGTACCGGCAGGGGTTACATCTATTGTAGTTGAATGTTGGGGAGGAGGAGGAGGAGGAGGTGCTGCAAGAACTTTTACTGAAGTAAATTCAGATCCACCACCAACCTTTCTGCGATATCCGGGAGGCGGTGCAGGCGGTGCAGGTGGTGCTTATGCTAAAAAAGCTGTAACGGTAACACCCGGCACAACATACACTGTAACTGTTGGTGTAGGTGGTACAGCAGGTAATGCTACCAATGATACAAGTATTCCACCTGTTGAGGGTACAAATGGAGGTGATTCTTGGTTTTTAACAACAGGAACAGTTATAGCTAAAGGAGGTGCTTTCGGTACGAGTTATTCTGAATATAGTATCCCTAATCGGGGAATTGGAACAACAATAGGTTCAATAGGAGATGTAGTATATAAAGGAGGAGATGGTTGGGGAGAATATTTTAATTATGGAGGAGGAGGTGGAGGAGGAGCAGGAAGCACTGGTAACGGATTTAGTACCACTACAAATATTGGTGGAATAGCTACAAGTTTAAATGGTGGTAGTGGTGGTACAGGACCAACAACAGGAAGTAGTGGTGGTAGTGGAAGTGCATATGGTGGTGCAGGAGCAGGAGGAACGGCAACTACTGTTATAACCAGTGTTAATGGTGGTAGAGGCGCTCAAGGATATGTTGTCTTGACCTGGGCAGGTGGTAATTCAAATTTTTTCGCATTTTTTAATTAAACATATATG